GCGAGGATGCTGCAAAAAAAAACCCACTGCTGCAGCTTACTGGCGAGAAGTGGAACGGCATTCCCGTTACGGTGAATGATGTATTTCGCGCAATTCACGATTATTACGGTCACGCAAAAGAGGGCCTTGGATTTCGTGCAGATGGCGAGGAAAACGCATGGCGCGCACACGCGGCCATGTTTTCGCCGCTTGCACGCATGGCCATGACCTCTGAGACACGCGGTCAGAATAGCTGGCTGAATTATGGCCCCCATGGTGAACATAACCGCAAAGCCCGCACCGAAGACACCATCTTCGCCCCCCAAAAGATTGGCGTCCTGTCTCACCTGTCTCACCATGAGGGTGCCGAAGACTTTATCAAGCCAGAAGAGATTAGCCTGATGGCATCAATCCGCAGCAGATTTGGTAAAAAGCTGGGCGGCGCAGTTGATGCGGCGCTTGCTCTTACACGCCGATTTACCAAGGACGGCAAGTCTGCTATAGATGCCCTAAAGCCCAAGGGGAAATGACATGGCGGATATTGTAAATAAGGCGTTAAGCCTGACATCACCAGCGCAGGCAAACCCAGTTATCTCTCAAAACTTGGAGCCGTACCTTGGTCCATTTCGATCAGGTACACCAGCTTTTGGTCCTGATCATCCTGCGCTTATTCCGCAAAGACTGATCACATCAAAGAAACTTTTGGACACAAACACCACGGCAAATACTGTTGATCTTAACGCCCTTAAATCAACACCAGATTTGTTTAACAAGCAAATCGGCATTGTTCGTGGATATCCAAATGTTCGCGCTGATGTTGCTAAGAATGCAAGCAATAATGATCTTGCTGAACATTTCATTGACCATGCCACACAAAACCTCTTGGCCCTGCATGATGCTGTCCCGCCAGAAATCCGCAGTCGCGGCAAGAAATGGTACGATGGCGCAAGGGCAATCACCGACAAGTGGTCAAAAGATTACAACGTTCCAGACCATGCGGTAGCTGGCGTGCTTGCCGCCATGTCGCCACAGAAAGACTGGTATCAAAACGTATCTTTGGCGCACCGCGTCATTCATACCATGAGAGGTATGGGGGATAACTTCTACCATGGCTTTACGTTTAGCCCTGAAATGGAAAGCAAGCTTCAGGGAACAAAATCTCTTAATAAGCCTGAGTACGCTGGCATCCACAACATGATCAGAGGCAAGTCTTTAGGTGATCTGGATCGTGAAAACATTCCAGATGACGAAAGAGCCATTGCTAAGGCTATGTGGGTCAGGCTTCACGACGAAACGTATAATTCAAGAGAACATAAAATTGTCAATCCAGAAGGAACTTTTGGTGATTTTGTAAAAACAAAATCTGGGAAAAATGCAGGCGCAGGCTGGGGTTCACTGACCGAGATTGCCAAGGCGGTTCAGGCATTAGATAATTCGCACGATCCGCAAAAACTGTCAGAACTTATGGGTGACAAACACAAAGTTCGCAATTTTTACAACAACATCCTGCACCCAAACTCTTCCAAGGGTGATGTCACCATTGACACCCACGCCGTGGCAGCCGCTCTTATGCGCCCCCTGTCTGGTACTTCTGTGGAAGTGTCGCACAATTTCGGTTCATCGCCAGGAAAGGGTATTCCTGGCGTTGGTGGCTCCTCTATTTCTGGTGTTCAGGGTACATATCCTATATACGCCGAAGCCTATAGGCGTGCCGCAAAAGCACGAGGCATTCACCCTCGTGAGATGCAGTCTATCACATGGGAAGCCATCAGAGGTTTGTTTCCTGATACTTTCAAAACAGCAAAAAACGCAAAGGACATTGATGATGTTTGGGCCAGATACCGCAAAGGGGAGATCAGTCAAGATGAAGCCAGAAATCAAGTTGTCAAAAAAGCAGGCGGCATCCGCCCCCCAACGTGGTTTACAGGAGGCGCTAGTCAGCCTCATGCGGCGAACGGGGGTGCCATTAACCAGAGAAGCATTTCTGGACCTGGAGTTTCACGGGAAACCTCCAGAGCATCTTACGGTCGAGCAGGAAATGGAACTTCCAGCCCAATTTCGCCGCAATCAATAAGCGGCAACATTGATCGTGCATTGTCCCTGACTTCGGTATACAATGCAAAGCACAAACGGGACGCCGTGTAACCTCAGAGGATTGTAAAATGGACGCTAAAAGCCTACGCGAGGCAATGAAGGAGAAGGCCAAGCGCCTCTCTGGAGCCACTTCGGAAAAAGTTGACGCATCGACTTGGACACAAGCCGAGCCTATGGACGCAGACGTGAAGACGGGTATGCGCCCGATCTCGCGCCGCGCATTTAAGGTCGGCGGCAAGGTTGCTGGCGCTGAGGCCATGACCCACGCTGGCCGCACGCCACGCAAGTCTGGCGGCAAGACAGAGTATGCAAATGCATTGGTCAACCGCAACGTCAAGGATGCCAACGAAGAGCGCGAAGGCAAGAAGCACATCGGCGGTATGAAAAATGGCGGTCGCACAGCCCACGCAGAGGGCGGAACGCCTCCAATGACATCATCCCCACGTCCCATGCCCCGTCCAACTCCTGAAATGATGGACGAGATGGGCATGCTGCCAGCAGGTGGCATGAAATCGTCCCCACGGCCCATGCCTCGCCCATCTCCTGCAAGAATGAAAGAAATTATGGCAGCGGCGGATGAAGCTAAAGCTATGGAAGCCCTGGAACGCGCAAACCGAGCAGCGGAAAGAGATCAGTACGACCTGAGAACCTTGGGCCGCAAGCGCGGCGGCAAGGCTGAAAAGTTTGAAGGTTCCGCCAAGGACATGATGGAAGACAAGAAGCTGGCCAAGAAGCACGGCATGACCATGAAAGAATGGGAAGCCTCTGACGCCGACAAGAAGCACGACATGCCATCCAAAAAGATGAGCGGCGGCAGCATGGGTTACGCTGCTGGCGGAAAGATGAAGATGGTTGAAAAAGACGGCAAGAAGGTTCCTTTCTTTGCCGCTGACGGTGTTGGCAAAATGAAGGACGGCGGTCGCACCGCAAAGATGGGCGGCGGCAGCATGGGTCTTACTAGTGCTGAAGTTTACAAGGCAGCGCGCAGCAAGCGTCAAAAGGATGATGAAGATGGTATTCTACCAAAGGCTCCTGTTGGAAATTACGAGAAATACAAGTCAATGTCTCCAAAGCAGCTTCAAAAGGCATTGGACAATCGTGAAGTAACACCTGATTACTTGGATTGGTTAGGTGTTTCAGGTAAAGGTGCCAATCTGCGCGATATTGCAAAAGCATCTCAAGAAAAAAATGAAGATAATGATCGCAATCGCGGCGGCAAAGCCATGCACCACAAGGATTGCATGTGCAAAGCTTGCGGTGGCGCTGCGATGGGCAAGAAAGATGGCGGCGGTCTGTATGCCAACATCAACGCCAAGCGTGAGCGCATCGAAAACGGCTCCAAGGAAAAGATGCGCAAAGTCGGTTCTAAGGGTGCGCCAACTGCTGATGCGTTCAAAGATTCGGCCAAAACTGCCGAGAAAAAAGACGGCGGCAAGGCAATGCACCACAAGGACTGCATGTGCAAAGCTTGTGGCGGCGCTATTATGGACGGTGGCCGCACGGCACGCGCCACTGGCGGCAAGGTTGGCAAGAGCAACATCAGCATTAACATCTTCCCGCACAACGCCGAGAAGCCTGGCGCTATGCCCGTGCCACCCGCTGGTATGCCACCCATGAGCGCTCCTCCAATGATGCGTCCGCCGATGCAACCGATGCCTGCGCCAATGCCATCTGCGCCACCACCCGCGCACATGTCGCTGCCACCAGGTTTGATGTCTGCCATGTCTGGCGCTGCTGGCGCTGGTCCTATGCCACCCGCTGGTGGCGCGCCAATGCCACCACCCATGATGGGCCGCAAGGCTGGTGGCAAGGTGGTATATCCGATCACTGGCGGCTCTGGAGGCGGTAAGGCACGCCTTGAGAAGGTTGCAGCTTACGGCGAAAAGATGAATAAAGACCTCAAGAAATAAGCTGCACCTCCCACAGCTTACGGGGGCCAGCTAAATACTGGCCCCCACCCAAATAGATTAGGATTACATATGATCACGACCATCAGCACCGCGTTTGAGCGCGAACTCATCAAACTTATCATGGAACGCAGGGCGGACATCGTTGGCAACATGGCTGGCGGCCTTGCTATAAAGACCATTGAGGAATATCGTGAGGCGGTCGGAAAGATTTCCGCGCTCGATGAGGTTATCTCTTTATGCGAAGAGGTATCCACTACTATTAACAAGACTATGTAAGGATTAGACATGCCACATATGCCCAGGAGACATGACGAAGACCCCACACAAAAGCTGCTTGATCAACTTGGTGACATCTCCGAAATTGAACTTTTTCACAACCAAGTGCTTTTGGCCGTGTATCTTCGGCCAGAGAAAACAAAATCAGGGCTGATCCTGACGGCGGATCACCTTGACGAGGACAAATACCAGTCCAAAGTTGGCCTTTTGGTCAAGCGCGGGCCTCTTGCATTTGAGCAGGATGGCAACTGGTTCACGGGAATGACGTTCCAAGACCACGAATGGCTGATTTTCCGCCCGTCCGACGGCTGGTCGATTACCGTAAATGGCGTTTTGTGCCGTATTTTTGATGACATCAGCATCAAAGGCCGCGCCCCCCACCCAGATTCTGTTTATTAAAGGTGAAAAGACATGGATGAAGAAGAAATCGAGATCATTGTTGACGATGCGCCCGAAACTGAGGTCGAGGAAGCGCTAGTTCCCGACCTTCAGGAGTCAATTTCTGAACTGAAGCGTCAAATTACCGCCGAACGCGAGGCCCGCGTTGCTGCGGAACGGCGTGCGCATGCCGCAAACAGCGAAAAAGACGACACTGAAATCCAATTGGTGTCCAGTGCCATTGACAGCGTGATGCGTGACAATGAAATCTTGAAAAGCAACCTAAAAATTGCCATGCACAATCAGGATTACGATGGCATAGCTGAGATTCAGCAGTTGATGGGCGAAAAAGCCGCTCAATTGCAGCAGCTTCGCAACGGTCTGGAGGCAATGAACTCCAAGCCCAAGACGCCAGAGCCTCAATACGTCCCCGCAGACCCCGTTGAGGCGTTTGCGTCACGTCTGTCGTCCACATCTGCCAACTGGGTCCGCAGGAATCCACAATTTGTCACTGACCCGCGCCTAAATCGCAAAATGATCCGCGCACATGAGGACGCGGTTGACGATGGTATCTCCGTTGACACCCCCGCGTACTTTGCGGCCATTGAGGCAAAGCTGGGCGTGGCAAAACAGACAAACGACACGGGCGACCAGTATGCCGCCAAGGTCACGCAGCGTCGCGATGCGGCACCTGCGGCGGCACCTGTGAGCCGTGGCACCAGCAATGGCAACAAGAATGCTGTGAGGCTGTCTGCGGCGGAGCGAGAGGCTGCGTCTGACATGGGCATGGACGAAAAGGACTACGCCAAGCACAAGATTGCACTTATCAAGGAAGGTAAAATCAGATGAGCGATGATGAATTTCAAAAGGCGGCAAAGCTTGTACGCCCAAGTGTGAGGCCCGCTATGGTGACCAAGGAAAAACCACGGGATGCGGCGGCGCGTGCTGCTGAACTCCAAAACCACAGCAACACAGACAGCGGGAGCGACGAGTTTTTTGTTGAGCGTGGCATCATCCCAGATGAGTGGTCATACGAGTGGAAAATGTGGACAGTCCTTGGCGCTGAAGACCCCGCACACCAAGTTGCTCTGGCCCGTAAGGGATGGGAGATTGTGCCAGCGTCACGTCACCCTGAGATGATGCCGCTGGGCTACACTGGCACCATGATCATCCGCAAGGGGATGGTGCTGATGGAGCGGCCACTGGTTATCACGGAAGAGGCACGCGCCATTGAGAACCGCCGCGCACGGCTGCAGGTCCGCGCCAAGGAAGAGCAACTGTCTGCGGCCAAGCCAGGTGAGTTTGAACGCTCCAACAAGGGCAACGAGATGACAAAGATCAAGAAGGGGTATGAAGCCATGCCCATCCCAGAGTGATAATAGTTTTCTAAGGTGGGGCGGCTCAGGTCGCCCCCTTTACTTATCTCACAAATAGCTATATGGTGTTTTTATCCATCCCCTCGGCGGGGAGGCCCAATAAACCTTTGGTCCTAAATCGCCTCGGTGCGCGAAATAGACCTCCTGTAAAGGAGATTTCCGCATGGCGAATACATTTGCGCCAAACGGCTTTGCCCAGTACTCAGGTACTGGTTCCGCTCCGACCTATGAGCAGACGTGCGCTGCCATTGCGTCAACCAATACAACACCAATTTTCTTCAATGACCCTGTGATGCAGGCCACCAACGCCACTGGCGTGGGTACTGGCTACATCGCGCAGGCCGTCAGCCCCGTCACCTTGACCGTGTCTGCAACTGGTATTGCCACCGTCGCCACTGGCGCGATGACGATCACCTACACCGCGATTGCAAGTTCAACCGCCAACATCCCAACCTTTGCCTCAACAAACTACGCGCCCCCAGTGGGTTCGACGATTGTTGTGACGAACGCAACTGGTGTTCCAAACGGTGCCTTCACGGTCATCTCGTCCACCTCGACGACCGCTGTTGTCCAAAGCACCACCACTACCGCTGCAACTTCGGCAACCTCAACTCCTGTTGTCACAGTCTATACCCCAGTTGCTGGCGTGTTTGCTGGTTGCAAATACCTGTCGGTCGCCCAAAAGCGCACCGTGTGGTCGAACTACTGGCCAGGCTCCGACACCGCAAACGATGTTGAAGCCTACGTCATCACCGATCCAAACGCTCGTTTCTCGGTGCAGACTGGCAACTCAAACACCACCGCAACCGCTGTTGGTCAAGCTAACGTTGGCGAGAACATCGGCTTTGCGTGGAATGACAGCGTCACCACTGGCGAGACAAACGGCAATACCGCTACGGGATTGTCTGACATGTTTGCTGACCAGTTCACGCTGTCCTCGGCTGGCGTGACGGGTGCAAACTCGTTCCTGCCGTTCCGCATCATCGCAATCCAAAACTACCTGCCAGGACAATCTTCGCCACTGTCGGGTATCAATGGCAACGATGCAACCGCTGGCTACAACAAGATCGTAGTCGGATTTAACAACGCGATGCCTCGCAACTTCGCTGGCATGTAAGGAGATAGGAAATGGCTGTAAATCTATCAGCAATCAAAGACCTTCTTCTGCCAGGCTTGCGTGGCATTGAAGGCAAGTACGAGATGATCCCATCTCAGTACGACAAAATCTTTACGAAGCACAATTCCAAGATGGCGCTTGAGCGCACCGCAGAAATGCGTTTCTTGGGTTTTGCACAGTTGAAGACTGAAGGCGGTCAAACGTCCTTCGACAATGGTGCGGGTGAGCGTTTCATCTACAACCAAGAACACACGGAAATCGGCTTGGGCTACGCGATCACCCGCAAAGCCATTGACGACAACCTGTACAAAACACAATTTGCTCCGTCGAACTTGGGCTTGGTGGAATCGTTCCAACAGACCAAGGAAATCTACGGCGCAAACATCCTAAACACCGCTACGACCTATAACAGTTCTATCGGCGGTGACGGCGTGGCCCTAATTTCTACCGCACACCCAATTGACGGTGGCACGGTCGCAAACAAACCCACGACCGATGTGGAACTAAACGAGGCAACCCTGCTGAACGGCATGATCTCGATTCGTACCAACTTCCGCGATCAGGCTGGCCTGAAGGTCTTCGCCCGTGGCCGCAAGCTGGTTGTTCCGCCACAGTTGGAACCAGTTGCAATTCGTCTGTTGAAGACCGAACTGCGCCCTGGCACGGCAGACAACGATGTCAACGCAATCATGTCCACCGCTGGTGGCCTGCCAGAGGGTTATATGGTCAACGACTATCTGACCTCGACTGGCGCATGGTTTTTGCTGACCAACATCGACGGCCTGTCGTACATGGAGCGTGTGAAGTTTGAAAGCGACATGCAAGTGGATTTCGTGACAGATAACTTGCTGGTAAAAGGCTATGAGCGGTATTCTTTTGGATACTACAACTGGCGCTCGATCTTCGGCTCGTTCCCAACCTAAGCCAAAGTTTAAGGGGGCTTCGGCCCCCTTTTTCTCTTTCTGGGTCTAATTGCCACCCTGACCGCGCCCAGCGGACTTTGCACAGACAGAGTGGCTCATTGTGCAAAGGAACCCGACATGGGTAAGACTACGTTCACTGGCCCGATTCGTGCGGGCGACATCCTCCAGACCTCTGGAACCACGCTGGGCCAAAACGTGAAGAACGTTGGCTCGGTTGTCATGGTTCAGACCTATCCAATCACCCAAGCTTTGACCGCCACCGCACTTGGTACAACCATCGTTCTGCCAGACAACAGCCACATCTTGAACATCCAGATGCTCAACACCGTGGCATGGGATGCGACGAACACCCTGAGCGTTGGCACCACGGCAACCGCGACCGAACTGGTGGCCCTGACCGCTATGCCTGTTGGCCTTGTTAGTCTTAACCCTGGCACGGACGCAACGCGCACCGCAAACTGGGATGATACTGGCACCGCCGACAAGCGCATCTTTGTCAAGTCGGCCAATACTGGCGCTGGCGTTGGCACGCTGACCGTCCGTTACATCCAAGCGCACGATCTCGCATAATGGAAAAGGGCATCCGCGTTGGGAACAAAAAACCCTCGATGACCATCGACAAATCGGTCGATGCGGGCAAGCCTTCGGTCACCGAAGATTGCACCCCGCATAATCCAACTGGCAGCCGCACCGTCATGGGTGGCCAAGGCGTGTATGGTATGCCATTGATGTCGGCAGCAGCCGCAAAAGCAAAGTAACAGAGGGGCCTTGCGGCCCCTCAATCCCATAGGAGAATACGATGACCCCCGTCACAATTTCAAAAACTGGCACTGGGCGGAGCGCGGTCATCGCATCTGACAGTTTCCAAAATCCATTCAACGTCGGCCTCGTCACTGTTGTGACTGGAACGGCCACCTTCAACATTGAGATTTCGATGGATGACCCGTCAGTGGTGACCCCATCTGTGTGGGCTGTTGATGCTGGATTCTCGGCCAAGACCGCATCCACCAATGGCTCGATCACCGTGCCTCACCACGCGCTGTCCATCAACATCACGTCTGGCAGCGGCACGGTTACGGCGTACATCGTGCAAGCTGGTATTCGGTAATGGCAAAGACACCCGCATGGCAACGCGCTGAAGGGAAAGACCCAAAGGGCGGACTAAATGCAAAGGGGCGTGCGTCGGCCAAGGCCCAGGGCATGAACCTGAAGCCGCCAGCGCCAAACCCAAAGACTGAAAAAGACGCTTCAAGGAAGAAGTCTTTCTGTGCTAGAATGTCTGGCATGGAAGGCCCGATGAAGGATGACAACGGCAAACCAACACGCAAGGCGCTGTCTCTCAAAGCATGGAAGTGTTAAGCAATGACCACCAGCGGCACATATACATTCAACCCAGGTCTGGGCGAGATCGTGCTTTATGCATATATGAATTTGGGCATTCGCCCGACGGCATTGTTGCAGGAGCATATGGATACCGCCCGCATGGCGACGAACATGATGCTGTCCCGCTGGTCAAATCAGGGGGTCAACCTGTGGGCGGTCGATCTGATCACCACGGCGCTGGTCGAGGGGCAATCCACATATGCGGTCCAGCCAAACACCGTGATGATCCTTGACGCCTACACCACCACTGATCAGGGCATTGACCGCATTATTATGCCAATCAGCCGCACGGAGTACGCCTCGTACCCCAACAAGGATCAGCAGGGCTTCACCACGTCCTTTTGGTATGATCGCCTGATCTCGCCCACAATCACGTTGTGGCCCGTCCCTGATGGCACGTCAGCCACGATCCTGAAGTATTACCGCGTCCGCCAAATTCAGGACTCAAACCTGCAGAATGGCGAAAATGTAGAAATTCCCTATTTGTGGCTGGAGGCATTTGCTGACGGCCTGACATACCGACTGGCGCGCATCTGGAACCCGCAACTGGCCGTGCCACTCAAGGGTCAGGCTGATGAAAGCTACAACATCGCGTCCAACCAGAACGTCGAGAACGTCGGCATGTTCATCTCACCAATGGTGGGGGGTTATTTTAGGTAATGGGATACGCATCGAGATCAGGTAAGGCGAGAACGTCGCGGACCAACCCGCAGGCGCACGCTATTTGTGATCGCTGCGGTGGCCGATACAACCATTCAAGCCTGTCGTGGCAGTATGACTGGGCTGGTGCTTCTATTATCAACAAGCGCATTTTGGTGTGCAATCACTGCACGGATAACCCGCAGCAACAGCTTCGCGCAATTGTGCTGCCCGCAGACCCCGTGCCGATCCTGAACCCGCGCCCAGAGCAGTTTGAGCGCGCTGAGACAAATTACCGTCTGACAAGCCTGCCTGCGACCATGAACCTCAAGACTGGCCTGATGGTGACAGATGGTGACACCCGCATTACCGACAATAATGACCCGCGTGTCACACAGCAGACGGGTTTTGCAAATGGCAGCCTTAATAACTTCCCTGGCACTGATCCAAATGCACCAGGTGACAATGACCCAGGTTTGCCATATGGTAACACTGAAGTTCCAGAGGTTGGATTTCCAGGGACCAGCCTTAGAAACCCATGGGATGACGCATCCTTGTGGGATGATAGCTACATATGGAGTGATTAAACATGGCTCAAACTTTCAATAATGGTCAACAGCTTTCAAGTGTTCGCGCAGTTCTCAACGGAAACGCTGGCGACATCAATGTCCTGCAATCCCAGAACGCAAAATCTGTGTCTGACGTAACTTCCTTGCTGGCAAATACGTCATTGACTTACACCGCAGGCTCAAACAACACCGTTGCCGCTGGTAACATTATTCAGACACGATCAGAAAATTTCAGCTATCAAGTCGCGGCCTCTGGTGCCACAAATCAACACCTTACGACTGCTGGAGGGGTTAAGCTTTATTCTTTGACCGCAAATGTTCAGGCATTCGGCGCTGTCGGTGATGGCGTGACGGATGACTACGCCGCGTTTCTGGCAGCATCCACTTATTGCAATGACAATGATGTCCATTCTTTGTTAATTCCGCCAGCTTCATATCACTTGAGCGAACCGTGGTCCGTGCCTTTTGGCGGAAACTATGTGCCATGCCGCACTGTTGGCGATGGCGCTGTTGTTGATAACACAGTCATAGCGCAGGGTGGCGCTGGAATTTCAGGACTGACTGTTGATGGCGCGCCTGACGCTGGCTTTGTTTTCGTTCGCGGTCAGGGGGCATACCACGAATACCTCGTTGCTAAAAATTGCGGTTCTTATGGGTTTTACCTTGGTGTTTCATCCAGACAGTATTTAACAGTTGCAAGTTCTGCTGGTTTCCAAGTTGGTGAAACTGTGACGGGTGGAACTTCTGGCAAAAATGGTGTTGTGGAGAGTATTGCTGGAAATGTTCTTCGCATGATTAAGTGTAATATGGGCGGAACCGCTGGTTTCTTTACCGTTGCAGAAACTGTAACGGGTGGAACTTCTGGGGCAAGCACAACAATATCTTCCCGATCCGTTCCATACGGTAACAACTATCAGGTTACTCGCGCAACCTTCAATCAGCTATCGTCGGTACTTAATAATAATAAAGGTTTTTATTGGGACGGAACTGCTATAGCAGACCGCTCATTTATGAATGCGACTACTTGGATTTCACCAGCTAGCGTTTCTAATGGTGGCGATGGCTGGGTCGTCAGCCCCTTCACTGGCCCAGGCGGCAGCGCTGAGAACAACTACAACACATTTCTTAACATCAATATTGAAGGTAATGGTGGTAAATCATTAGTAGCCTCAAATGGCAGGCAGAACACCTATATTGGGGGGCATTTTGTTGACATTGTTGGTGGCGAATCTGTCGCAATCACAGATGCCTTCAACTTTATTTTTGGTGGAAGATATGTTGGAACTCAAAACCTGTCTGGGGTTTCATTTTCTTACTACAATAGTGATGTTGGCGCAATCAAATCAACAATCAGTGGTGTTGACTCATTTAGCACGGATAACTTGGATGCAGCGAACGAGCCTTTGTTCTACAAGGGCTGGTCAATCCTACCAAGCAGCCTGCTGACGTACACTCCAGCAGGAGATAATTTAAATAATCACACGCTTGCAATTAACATGAGCGATTTTATCAATAGTAACTACATCAATATGCGGGTGTTTATCGGCGGATTTAGAAACCAATCTGGAGGCTACGCTGATACCGATCACACCCAGTTAACAATGGTGATGTCAAGTAGCACCACATCAGCAAATGCCGTTTCATATGCCGTTGCCTCAACTGAAGGCATTTCAATTGACAGCGTTACGATTAGCGCTGGCGGCGTGATCACGATTACATTTGACACAACGAACCTCATATTCACGACAAGAAACCTTGTTGAGTTTTACAGCGACGATCCTGTTGACCCGCGTTAATGCAAGGAGCAAGTAATGGAACTCATCCAAATGCACCATGTGACAACGGTAATATCTTGGTGTATGATGACGCAACGCTACCAGAGACAGGACCGATCTGATGTCTAACGTACAGATACCAAACCTCCCCGCCGTAACGTCTCTGGCTGGCGCTGAACTCTTTGAAGGGGTGCAGGCTGGCACTTCGGTCAAAATCAGCCTAAACCAAATTGCTGAAGCTATAAGGTTCAACACATCCTACACGATTCCAATTTTGGTTTCCCAAGGCGGTACGGGGGTCACCACTTTGACTGGTTACGTCAAGGGAAGCGGCACCACCCCATTTACAGCATCAGCCACAATCCCAAACACCGACATCACGGGCCTTGGCACTATCTCCACGCAAAACGCCAATGCCGTGGCGATTACAGGCGGCTCCATCACGGGTATTACTGATCTTGCTGTGGCAGACGGCGGAACGGGCGCGTCTAACGCAGCAAACGCCAGAACCAACCTTGGTCTTGGTACGATGTCAACCCAGAACGCCAATGCCGTGGCGATTACAGGCGGGTCAATCACGGGTATTACCGATCTTGCGGTTGCCGATGGCGGAACAGGCGCGTCTGATGCCGCTGGGGCCAGAACCAACCTTGGCCTTGGCACGATGTCTACGCAAGACGCAAACGCCGTGGCAATCACGGGCGGAGCGATTAATGGGACACCAATTGGTGCAACTACAGCATCTACTATTGCAGGAACTACAGGTACTTTCTCTGGTAACCTTACTGTTGATACAAACACACTATTTGTTAACGCAACTAATAACTGTGTAGGTATTGGTACAACTACTCCAGCAGTACAACTCCATGTATCTGGCAACACGACTTCCATAGCCACAATAACTGAAGCCTCCATAACTGGCATTACGCTGACCGTTGTGTCGGTTAACGCTAACACCATTGCAGTTGGTGACCGTCTTTACGGCGTTGGGGTTGCTCCAATTACTAGAATTGTTTCTCAGGACTCTGGGTCAACTGGGGGCATTGGAACCTACACTGTTAGCGTCTCCCAGACCGTACCTTACGTTGGGCAGAATATGTACACTAGTTCTGGTGCAGCGGCTACAGTCAGAATTACTGACACGGACACCACCGTTTTAGCTAACCAACCATCTGGAACCATAGAGTTCTTTGTATCCGATATTAGCATACCTCCCACTGCTGGTGTCGGTGCATATATTTCTGCTATTTCGGAGGATGCTAGTCCTGACACTGCACTGACTTTTGGCACTCGTTCTGCGGCAGGTGTTGGTGTTGATGCCAACGAGCGTATGCGTATTGGTTCTGCTGGACAGATTGGACTTGGCGGCGCAAACTACGGCACATCGGGCCAAACCATTGTGTCTGGCGGCCCTTCCGCCGCTCCTGCGTGGGGTACACTGCCCCTCTCTGGTGGCGGACTGGGTGTGACCACAGCGCCTGCCGCAGCGGCTGTTTTGATGGGCTTTACAACAACAGCCACTGCCACTGGCACGACCGTCCTGACCAACGCAAGCAGCCAATTTCAGGTGTTCACTGGGACGCTTAACCAAACGATCACGTTGCCTGTCACCTCAACTCTGGGAACTGGCTGGTCTTTCCACATTGCCAACAACTCAACGGGAACCCTCACCGTCAACTCTTCTGGCGGCAACATAGTAATATCCATCATTGCGGGTGTGACTGCAATGGTGACCTGTATTGGCACCACCCTGACCACCGCCGCAGACTGGGAGTCTGGCTTCACCGATTTTCAATCCCTAACAGGAACTGGCGCTGTTGTCCTTGGCACTGGGCCAACAATCACCGCAGGCGCACTAAACGGTACGGTTGGTGCCACCACGCCATCCACAGGTGCATTCACCACCGTCACCGCATCAACCAGCGTCCTGTCTTCTGGCACGGGCGGCGTGGGCTACTCCACGGGTGCGGGCGTGGCCGTCACGCAGTTGACAAGCCGTACGAACTCAACGCCAACCACTGGGGCCAGCAAGAGCGGCGCTGTCACCCTGTTTACAGCCGCACCAGTTGTGGGGACTTACTTCTCGTTCACAGTGCCAAACACTGGCATCGCGGTTACCGATACGGTTGTGCTGTCCGTTCGTGGGGCAACTAACACTTATGTGGCCTCTGTCACCGCGATCACTGCGGCCACTTCGTTTCAAATTACAATGGCGTCCGTTGCTGGAACTGCGTCTGACACGCCAATCGTCAACTTCACCATCATCAAGGGGGTTTCAGCATAATGGACGTTCTTGAGTTTCTAATGAAATGGGCGGTTGCACCTGTAATTGCTATCATGTTTGCCATGTACAATCGGCAACAGTCACATTCCACAGACATTGCTGTGTTAAAGGCCACAGCAACGGCCAATAAAGAGGCGCACGACCGCGAGTTCAAGCAGATACAAGACAGCTTCAAGGCTGTATTCCTGAAATTAGATGACATTGAGAGGGCATTACGCAAATGATCAACCAAGCATCTCTGGAGATTATTAAGCAGTTTGAGGGCTGCAAGCTGACGGCATACAAATGCCCAGCGGGCGTCTGGACCATTGGCTACGGGACAACGGCAGCCGCCCAAGTTGGTATCGACCCAAAGGAAGGCACGACCATAACGCAGGGTGGGGCTGAGAAATACCTTAAGCTGGCAATTGAAAAGTTTGCAGCGGCAATCAAGCCCAACATTACCCAGCCCATCAATGAAAATGAGTTTGGCGCGTTTGTGTCTCTGGCCTACAACATCGGCAGTGGCGCATTCAAAAAGTCATCGGCACTGCGCCACTTCAACGCTGGCGACAAGGCAAAGGCCGCTGACGCGATCCTGATGTGGAACAAGGCTGGCGGCAAGGTCTTGGCTGGACTGACGCGCCGCCGCGCCGCTGAACGTGCGCTGTTCCTAACCCCCGTGGGATTTGCGCCTCAAGACGACGAAACTACCGCCACGCCCGACGCACCCCGCGATACCCCAATGGAATCGACCACCATGCAGGCTGGCTTTATTCAAATTGCGTCTGCTGGCGCTGGTGGTGTGTCTGCCGTGTCTGCGCTCAGTGGGACGGCCCAGATCGTGGCATTGGTGTTCTGTGGCATTGTGGCGCTTGCCGCCTTGTGGATCATGCGTGAGCGCCTGCGCAAGTGGGCGGATGGTGACCGCTGATGTTTGGGTGGATTAAACGGGCGGCTATCTGGGCCGCAGGCGCTGCCGCAATCATCTTTGCGGCGTGGATGGCGGGAAAGCGTGACCAACGTCAGAAGACCGCCCTTAAGACGGCAGAAACATATGCCAAAACCCGAAAGGAAATTGACAATGTTGAGAGCAATATTAGTGATGACCCTGCTGTGCTTCGTGACTGGCTGCGGGAGCGCGGTAAACAATAGCGCGCTGTGCGATGGGACATCATCCGCCAGAACAAGTCACGCCGCCGCACTGGCAAAGGATGGCGGAGACGCATCCGTAATTACGGGGGCGCGTCTGATTATGATGATTGACGCGGCATGTAAATGACGCCCCGCCAAAAAGAGGCGTATGACATCTATCTGGAGTGCGGCAGCAAAAAAGAGGTTGCCAGACGTTTAGGCGTAGATGACAGTACGGCAAGAGAACTTATACAGCGCGCAGAAAAAAGTATTGACCGCGCCGTGCTTGACGCAATGTCTGATGCAGGAATGCAAGATATTGAAATTCTGCACTCTGGCTGGCTAAAGACTGAAAAGGCATCCCTATACTTTAAAATGCCCAAGGATGACCTGACACAGAGTATGATTGAGCGCGTCAGGGATGCCATGAATGACATTGGCCCAATACCTGAAATTACGCAAGTTGATATTCACAGCGATGACCTTTTGACCGTGTATCCCCTGTTTGATGCGCACATCGGCATGAGGGCGCGAAAGGAAAACTCTGGAGAGGATTACACCACCGCCATAGCCGCAAGTAGGCTGGTAGACGGCGTGGCTAAATGCGTATCTGCGGCACCGTCTTCAAAGTTTGGAGTTATTCTTGTGGGCGGTGATTTTCTCCACCACAATGACAACACAAATACAACGCAGAGCGGCCACGTATTGGACGTTGACACTCGGATTGAACAGACCATTGAGGTCGCCATAGACGCCTTGGCCGCAGCCATTGAGACTGCAGCCACAACACATGAAAAGGTATTGGTGTCGGTGATCCAAGGAAACCA